AGATCCTGACAGATGTTGGCACTCACACGTTCACGGTGGGACAGACGAGCGGCAACGTGCAGGTGAGCGCGTCGCCTCGCGTGAATGTTGTGTTGAGTGACGGCTCTACGAGTCTTAATCAGGGTACCGGCACGGACTTCGTTGTCGGTGCAGCGAACTTTGACAACATCGCCATTGAAGCGTTTGAGCCAGATACGTCGGTCGCTCTTCGACTGATCGGTGCGGAGACTTCGACGGCTGGGTCTGTCCCCTCATGGTATGACCAAGTTGGTTACGTCATGGGTGGTAGAGATCGGGGCGGCGCCAACAATCTCACAAACGACAAGTATCTCGCTACCGCTCGCACTTGGTCTGTTGGGACACCTCTTCCCGTGACTGCTTATCAGTCGCGTGGTTGTAGCAATCAGGGTGTCGCTGGCTACCTGTGTAACGGCGATATGAACGGCGTGAATTACAGCGACGATGTGCAGAAGTACGACTACTCCACGAGCACATGGAGTGATCTTTCTTCTGTGTCTACCCCGTGGAGGGGGCGAGATACCCACTCGGTTTTTTGGGAGCGTGGCGCGAACGGTTACGTTTGTAACGGGGGCACGACTGGTCAGTTATCAACCGCCGACAAGGTTGCTTTCGCAACGGACACTTTCTCCACGATAAGTAATGCCAATTACAGCCGTTCAGTCACGCAATTTTTCCATCATCGCGCAAACAACACCGGATACTCGTGGGGCGGCTACGACGGTGCGAACAATGCAGATGAATGGATGATGCTTGATATGAGTTCGGATACTTGGTCGCATCTCGCCAATCAGGGTTCGGCTCGCCGTGAAGCGGGAACCGTTGTTGAGGAGGCGGTAGCCGCTTTCACGGCTGGTGATAACACTTTTACCAGCCAAAGCATCACTCGGCATCCTTACCCCAGTACGTCGGGTTCCACGGTTTGCTACATAGCCGCACCCGTACAAAGTCCTGTCCCGTTGTCGTTTGACACGCACGGCCTGTGGGCCGGTGGTTGGAACGGTGACGAGCGCAACTATGTCCAAACATTTGAGTTCGCTACGACCACCAATTACATCTCTACTTATGTGAACGCTTACCTCTCTCCCTCGGGTGAGTACGGCGGTGCGAACGCCGCAGACGGTGGCATGAGTGACTCTCATCGAAACGGAGCGGGGTTTTGGGACGTATGATCGACGACCGTCCAGACATTCTGGAATCCATTGAGGAAATTATCCAGCCACGGAGCCGCTTCCAACTGGAACGCTTCGTGCTTGGTCAGCACGACACAATCGAAATGGCCTTTCAGCAAGTGTGCATGGAACTGCGTGCAACGATCTTCTCGTGGAAGCGTGCCACGTTACGCCGCCAACAGATTGAGATTGAGGTGGCTCGGCTCAAGGAATCCGACGATGAGGTCGATCACCTTGAGGCGCAGATCAAGGAACTGGACTTGGAAGAGGGCAAGTTGCAGGAGCGTGGCACTCTGCGCGAACTCAACCACTTGATTGATATGTACGACCAGTTCCCGCACAAGTTTACTTACGACGAGTTGGAGGCGGCGCAGCCTGCCTACTGGCAAGCACGCCTCAGTCGTCAAGCGGAGTTGCAGGCCATTGGTCAGGGCAAGGTTGATTGGGCGCAACTGAACGCCATTCATCAGGCTGGCTTCTTGCCTGAGTTCATTGAAAAGACGGGTATCACATCAAGCGAGAAGAAGGAACTAGGAAATGCCTGAGACGAAAAACAGGGATACGGCAGACATTGTTGATGATGCTGCTACGCAAGAAGATCTGGCTTCGGCTGGGTTCAGTCCACTTCTCATGATGGGAGCATAAAAAATGCCGACCACTTACAAGGTGCTGGGACAGGCCGCGTCAAGCGCGTCGTCGCTCTCAGTCACGAACAAGGAACTGACAAGCAACGTCGCTACGTTGACGTTGAGCGCAGCGCACTCTATTGGCGTGGGCCAGCAGGTGAGCGTCGCTATGGATACCGCTGACGCAGCGTTCGATGGTGTGTTCACCGTCACCGCTGTTACTAGCACGACTCTTTCCTACGCTTCTTTTGCGTCCGATGTTGCAAGCACAGCAGCGACAGGAACGCTGACAGCGTTTGAACACTCCACGCTCTACACCTGTCCGTCTGCTACGGCAGCCGTCGTGTCCACGCTCACGATCTGTAACCGCAGCAACACGGCTGCCTACTACACGGTCGCTATCTCTGACTCAAACTCTGGTGAGCCAGCGACCAGCAAGTACATCGTTCGTAACGATGTGCTGACGGGGTTTGAGACTGTCGGCCTCACTCTTGGTCTGACCTTGGATGCAACAAATAAGTATGTGCGCGTGAGCGCGAGTAACGCGAACCTCACGTTCGCTCTGTTCGGATCGGAGATTTCCTAACATGGCTATTGATCGTCTAAAGAACCCGTTTGGTGCTACCCAAGTTACTTCTGGGCTGGCCCCTGAAAACTGGTCATACTCCAATGCGCAGAGTGGTGGTGACACTCCGTTCACGTTCACGGGAGATGGAACAGCCGGAACCGTGAATGGTGGCATCTACCGCGTGCATCGTTTCCCGTATGCCGCAGGAGCCAGTTACGACATTACGTTCTCGCAAGCGGGAATCATAGATGCCCTTATTTGCGCAGGAGGCGGTGGTGGACGAGGCCACCTTGCCAGTAGTAACGCATACAGCGGGGGCGGGGGTGGAGCCGGTGGGTTGATCCTTCAATACGGCTACGGAGTGACTGCCTCTACTTACTCCATCACCGTTGGTAAAGGTGGTTACAACAACGACGGTTACGGGCCGTACTACTACCGAAGTACATTTGATGACGGAGACGACTCTGTGTTTGGATCGCTCACCGCTGTTGGCGGTGGATCGGCTGGTGTTGGTTACACAACCCCGATTGAGGGATACCCCGGTGGCTCAGGCGGTGGAGCGTCTCACAACAGCGCCACCTCGACCGGCGTAGGGGTTCGCAGCGGTGGTGCTGGGACTGCTTCGCAAGGAAACGACGGCGGCTCTGGTGGCTGCGTGGTTCTGCACTACGCCTCGGGCGGCGGTGGAGGATACGTCTCGGCAGGTGGGTCTAACAGCGCGACGGATCAGTCTCTTGGTGGCGGTGACGGCGGTGACGGGCTTGCCAATTTTAAGTTCGATGGATTATCGAACGGGTACGCAGCCGGTGGCGGGGGCGGATCGCAGAATACCTCCGCTTACGGCCCTCACGGAAGCGGCGGCGCAGGAGGTGGAGGCGACGCGGCGGGGACTAGCGGGATTCCTTCTAACGCGACTGGAATTGGTTGCGGCGGCGGTGGCGGTGGTAGTGGGAACGTCACCTTTCGCGGAGGACGAGGCTCCGACGGAATCGTCATCATTCGTTACCGCATCGGATAACTAACAAACCCATCAACCCCCCGCATGTGTGAGGTGCGGGGGTTTACCTATGTCCAAGGAAAGTGAATGACTCTTGACACACCCGGCGCAGTCTTAGCGATCCTGTCAATCGTTGGCTTGATGCTGTCGGCTCTCATTTTCGTGATTGACGCTCGCATCAACCGGATGTATCGAGAGATGAAACCTAACGGCGGCCAGTCCATGAGGGATGCGGTTGACCGTATCGAGAAGAAGATCGACGGCCACATCATGTGGCATTTGGAGGATAAGGAATGAACTCGTGGAAAGACTTCATGGCGTTTCTGAACGATCACCCTGTAGGTGTGGCGTTGAAGATCTTCGCTGCGACTGCCCTGACGTGGGTGGTGGACAACATCGCGGGGTTCGGCTTGCCTCCGGTTCTTGTGGTTGCGATTCCTCCGGCGATTGTTGTGTTGGTTGATTACTTGAACGGTGAGAACCCTCGCTTCGGGCGGCAGTCGGATGGCTAAGTTGGTGAAGGGCGGTGTCGTCCTTCGTGACCAGATCAATGGTCGCTGGCCCGGTCGGGATAAGCGGTCTGATGGTTGGATCGGGGATCGGGCGCACTCTAAGCGCAAGTCCGATCACAACCCTGACAAGAATGGTTGGGTTCACGCTCTCGACATTGACGAGAACATGGGCAAGGGCAAGTGGCGCAACGGTAGGGCGGCGAGGAAACTCGCCGACCAGTTGCGTGCGTATGCAGCATCCGGCCTGCCGGGTAGCAAGCGCGTCAAGTACGTCGTGTACGAGGGTCGGCTCGCCTCGGGCACTTACCGCAGTAAGTGGTGGAAGTGGCGGCCTGGTAATTGGGGCCACTACCAGCACATTCACATCTCGTTCACGGAGAAGGCACAGAAGGATGAGCGCCTGTGGCCGCTTCCTATCCTGACGAAGGATCGTCAGTTGAAGAAGGCTTGGCGGAAGAGGCTGTATGGCTAGATTGCCTGACCGTCGCCCAAAGAAGAAGAAGTACCGGACTGCTGCGTGGACGAGGGCCGAGGGGCAGAACCCCGAAGGTGGTCTTAACGAAAAGGGCCGCGCATCTTTGCGTGCAAAGGGACAGGACATTAAGCCACCGCAGCCGGGAGGTGGCCCTCGCAAGCGTTCTTACTGTGCTCGCAGTAAAGGTCAGATGAAGAAGTTTCCAGGGGCAGCCAAAGATCCTAACTCTCGTTTGAATAAGGCTCGTCGGAAGTGGAAGTGTACTAACTAATGGCTGATAACAAGGCAGTTGTCAATGAACTTCCGTTCGCCATCGGTCGAGACATCATTGATCGGCTGGCTCGTTATGACCGGAGTTCGTTTGCCGCTGATTACGCGATAGGTAATCAAGCGTGGTTGAGTGCAGCACACGACGCTAATCCTATTAGTCGCGTGACGACGCAGTACCAGAAGGAGCGCGTCGATCAAGAGGCTTCAGCGGGTGAGAACTCGCTTTCTAACTGGTGGCTTCGGTCGGCTACCTCGTGGCATCGAGGGGCCGGTGCTGATTTTTATGACGCAGACGAGGGTGACCTCTTCCGTTTTCGTGAGTCAGCAAACATCGACGTTTGGACTCAAGGCCAGTTGAGCCTACTGAATGACACCGATCAGGTGGCAACCCACGGAGGCTCTTACGCTCACACCTGCACGATGGGTACTTGGTTTGTCAACGGCGGCAACGTTTACCTGTATCAGATTTCCTCATCTAGTGTCGTTGAGATAACCGCTTTCACGGCGACCGCACAAGCATTGACGACGGATGGTTGTCACGCTCTCGTAGCGGCGAACGATGGTCTTTACGAAATTACCGAGTCCCTTTCGGTATCGAAACTGTACGACGCACCGGGAGGTGCGTGGACTGTCCAGGCCCTTGGCTACGTCAAAGACCGAATCATTGTTGGGTGTCAAATAACTGACGCATTGCCCATGCGCGTGTTCGAGTTGGGTAGGAACCCTACCTCTCCCCCGGCGGCGATTGACTTAAACACGACGACCGGGGATTCACGATACGAGTACGCGACGACGGAACTGGATTTTGTCGCTGTTACGGAAACCACATCGGCGATCTTGGTTGCCATGAACATTGGTGTTCAGGCGAAGGTCTTGTCCTTTACGATTGATACGACTGCTACTGGCTCCGGTGGGATGCTTGAGCCGATTAATACTGCTGAGTTCCCCACGGGCGAAGTGCTCCGCACTCTTAAGTCTTACCTGAATACGTTTGTCGTCGCTGCTACCAACCGTGGTATTCGTGTTGCTGCTGAATCCCAATCCGGTAATGGTTTTGTTTATGGTCCTCTATCCGTGGAGGACGACATTCAAGATCTTGCCTTCGATGGTGAGTATGTCTATGCGACTCGAAGCCTTGAGCGTTTAGGTGAGCGAGGCCTGTGGCGAATAGATCTTGGGGAGCAGGTGGGTAACTTCTACGCCTACGCTTCAGATATTTCGGTAGCCAATGGAACACCTCAGTCGGTTGCTTTCGTGGGTACGACGGGACGTGCGCTTGTCTGCACAAGCACGAATGTTTATGTGGAGTCGGCTACGGTCAAGGCTCCTGTTGGAGTACTTGATTCTGGCTTTGTTCGGTTTGGTACTACTGAGTACAAGCAGCCAGTCTCCTTCTCGATCCGCAGCAAGAGCGAGACTGGAACGCTGGGTGTGCGTGTGGTGAACCCCGCTGGTGATGCCGCAGATTTCGGCAGCGTTCCGTTGGGCACGGTTCTTAACATTCCTGTGTCAGCGGATCTCGTGCCGGATACGGAGTTCGAGGTTCGTGTGACTTTGACTCGTGATTCGAGCGACACGACCAAGGGGCCGGTCTTGGAGGAGTGGCAGTTCAGGGCGCTTCCGGCTCCGCTTCGTTCGCGCACCATCACAATTCCGCTGTTAGCCTACAACGAAGAGCAGGATTCCAACGGGGTCATCCGAACGAGCGACCCGTGGACACGGCTTCAGGCGTTAGAGAAGTTGGAACAAAGCGGCGGTGCTTGTTTGTTCCAGGACTTTTCGAATAATGAAGAACGCATCTGCGTGATTCGCGCCGTTCAGTTCGAGCAAACTTCACCACCTTCTTACGTCAATGGATTCGGAGGGATGGTGACCGTACAACTACAGACTGTCGATGTGGAGGTAGTGTGATTTCAGCAGTTCCCTACGTTGTGGAAAACGAGCGAGCACCAATTGTGGTCAAGGTTCGAGAGCGACTAAACATCCCAGGTGATAACTGCTTGGATCGTGGATTGATGGAAGTCCTTCGTGGGCTTCAGCAGGCAAATGGAATTACCGCTCATGGGGAGTTGGACGAACAAACGTTGGGATTGTTAAGCCTGACGATTTGGTAAAGGAAGAGGGACGCATTGCGCGTCCCTTCTTTTTTTATGCCTTTTTCTGAATGTCTTCGAGTTTGGTTTCCGCGATAACGTGCCGTCCACCACCCCTGGTGCTGGGCTTGAACTGTTGTACGAGTTTGGTGAAGCAGTCGTCGCACAGTTCGCCGAGGTAGTGGGTTGATCCGCGTCGGGCAGACCACTCCTTTATTGGTATGTCATCTTCGTGAATCCCGCATTTGTCACACGCCAGACTCGTAATCTTCGCCACTTGCTACTCCGCTCTCCGTAGGGGAATGACGTTTTCGTCTTCTGAGTAGAAGCGCATTCCCGTGAGCACTCTGTCTCGATACTGCCGATCTACGGTGATCCCGAGGTAGTGCTCCGTCTGCGCCATGTTCTTGTGGTGCAGTAAGTATTGGACAATCCGCATGGATCTGTCCACTCCCTCGTCTTCGAGGCGCATGAGTAGTAGTCGGGCACCTGTCCGACGCAGGGTGTGTCCCCCTTCACCGCGCACATCTTCCCACCCGATGCGGGTGAGTCCCTTCTTGATGATGTCTGCTGGTCGTCGGACTGGCTTGGTTGGGATGTAGGTTCCGTGCCCGTTGGTGCCGGGAACTAGGTGGTAGTCGGGCTTGAGTTCCCCGACCTGGCTGGTGAGCCAGATCAGGTGTCGCCGGAGTTCCTGCTCCAACTCGAACATCATGGGCATGGAGTCCACATCTCCGGTCTTGAAGATCCTGACGTTGACTCTTTTGGACTCTAAATCCACATCCCCTACGCGCAAATCTAAGACCTCAGAAATCCTGAGCAGGAGGTTCAGTCCAAGTGCCAGGATAATCCTCTCTATTTGGCTCTCAGAGCCGTTTATGAGGGTGTTTACGTCGCTCGGGTGGACACGTTTCCGCTCCTTCTTGGGCGTGGGTCTCTTTCTGGTGTTGATGAGTGGGTCGAAGTCGGGGTTCACCATCTTCATGGCTCGGCAATACTTGAAGAATTTGCTGAAGCAGGCTCTTCTGAGGTTTGCCGTGGACGGGGAGATCCTGCGAGCGTCCAGCACCTCTTGGATGTGACCGCCATGAATATCCGATACGGGTCGGTTCCACCCGACCACCGTTGCAAGATGCTTGATCGAGGAGATATCGTTCTCAATTGTCTTCGGCGAGTACCCCTGAGAGTACCGCCAT